TCTCCGTCCCCGTCGCCTCAGCCTTAGCCGTTGCCGTAGCCGTCGCCGTAGCCGTCGCCGTTGCCGTAGCCGTTGCCGAAGCCGTAGCCGTTGCCGTAGCCGTAGCCGTAGCCGTCGCCGTAGCCGTAGCCGTTGCCGAAGCCGTCGCCGTTGCCGTCGCCGACAGGAAAGAATGAGGTCATTACAGCCCCCATCCGTCGTGGACGGGCACGCAGAAAATTTCTGCGCCTTCAGGCATATCTACGTCCGCAATTGGGCGAAGATCTGCCTTCTCAGTCTCGACCATCTTGGCGAAACCAATCGACTCCCACGAAAAAACGTGAACTGCTCTGCTCAGACGAATACGCCCGGTCTCCCGCGTAACGTCTCCAGCAAAGATCCATCCACGATCCACGACGACCACAGCGCGGGTGCCTGTCGGACGATTAGAAACGGGAGCGTACTCAACACCATTGATGGTTACGTTTTGCATTTTCAAATCTCCTATTTTTTCTATGTTCATACACAGCCCTCCTCCCTCACTTTGCTTAGTCTTTCCAGCGCATCCAGGATTACGCAAGTTTCCTCGTGTTTTGGGTGTTCAGTTCCCCAATGCTCCCTCGCTTCAGGCATCGTAAAGTATCTGCATCCTGCAATGACTCTATGCTCCCTGTCGGCGCAGGACACATAGCAAAAGGAAAAGCCATCGCTTCTCATGACTCCGTAGACCCGCGCGTTTCCAAAGACCCACGCGTTTCCGCAGACCCGCGCGTTTTCGCAGACCTGCGCGTTTTCGTAGACTTGCGCCTCTCCGCAGACCCGCGCGTTTTCGTAGATCCACGCGTTTCCAAAGACCCGCGCGTTTTCGTAGACCTGCGCGTTTCCGCAGACCCACGCGTTTTCGTAGACCTGCGCGTTTTCGTAGACTTGCGCCTCTCCGTAGACCCGCGCGTTTTCGTAGATCCACGCGTTTCCAAAGACCCGCGCGTTTCCGCAGACCCGCGCGTTTCCAAAGACCCGCGCGTTTTCGTAGACTTGCGCCTCTCCGTAGACCCGCGCGTTTTCGTAGATCCAGCAATTGCCCTCGTGGCTGAGATTTTTTTCTGACCAAACAAACCCACCAACATCGCCAACTTTCACGTCGCCAAAATCACGCAGAGCAACCACACGTCCCTCTTCATTAATCATGTACTTTTTCACAAATGCCTCCACGTTTGCCGCTTCACTGTTCATGCCACATGCCTCCAACTCTGTCTGGTCAGAATCGCCTCTATCGCGTGCTTCGACACTTCAAACTTAGCTGCTAGCCCGCGCTGTGTCATACCCTCTGCACCTAGTGCCCGGATCAAACGCACATCGTCTTCGGTCAGCTTGGCGCGCGGATGGCGCTCGCCGCGACGGTTTAGATATTTATCCGCCGGAACCATCCATTTATCCCCTCGGCTTTGCTCAGTTTTACCTTCGCCCACTTGTAGGCGAGGTGATTGTGGTATCCAGCGTGAAAACCGCTGGCCGCAGGAAGCAGGTGGCCAAGCTCGTGGATCTTGACCCACTTGGTTACGGTATGCGGCGTTACGTTCAGCATCTCAGCTATTCGGTCTGGCTTGTGCTCGCGCAGCAGTTCCATAAATTTAGGCACGCCGGGGAACTTGGTCGTGGACGGGCGCTTCAGCTTTTCGGGTTTTACCTTCTTGAAATAGGGCAGCATCATACGAACACCCACCAGAAAAAGCCGATGATTGCAAACAGCGCCCAGCCGAGCATGACTAGATAGGCCGTGTCCTCTCGAGCGCGCTGCTTGCGCTCCCAGCGATCCGCCCATTCCTCGGCTTCGAGATAGAACTCGAAGGGTCCACGACAGGCGTGCAGCGGCTCTACGCCGCTGGACACGATGTTTAACTCGACGCCGTCATCTACGATCCACCATTTCTCCTTCATGGCGCGGTCACCAGTGCTAGATATCCGAGGCCATAGACCAGACAGAACCAGAACGCGCCTGCAAGCCAATCATTCTTTGTCACGCTTCAACCCCTCTTGGATGTAAAACAAAATCTGCCCAGCCAGCGTGCGGGTCTGTTCCTCTGCGACTTTGCGCAGATCAGCCTCGACAGCTGGCGGCAGGCGAACTGTTAGATAGCGATCCTTTTTCAAACTGTCTCACCTTTTCCTGCGCATCATTGCACCCTGCGCACACGATCGCACAATGACCCACATCTTGTAAATAGCTGATCCAGTCTTTCTGCTCTGCGGATAGGCGTCCGCCTACGGATCGCTTCATCTCGACCCATAGATTCCAAGCTGGGATAAAAAGATCCGGCACGCCAGGGCTGACGCCTTCGAGCTTCAGCTTTGCGCCTTGCGTGCGTGAGCGAGAACCGCCATTGGGTATGGCGAAGATGCGGACGGAGGGGTACGTTTGCCGGAACCAGGCGACGAATGTCGCCTGCTCATAGTGCTCACTCAGAACGGGGGCGCCATTATCCACGCCGGACACGCGCCTGGTTGCCGCGCGAACAGCTCCGGCGGCTCGGCGTCGAATTCGATGCATATACCATCCTCCGAAAAATTATCGCAAGTATGGCAGCATCGCGGAGGCTTTGGATGGTCTCGCCAAGCGAGCACAATGTCGGGTTCGGTTGGCCTAGGCATCTTTGACAAAAACTCCATCCGACCGCAGCGTTCCTTTTCGGTCTTTGATTACGTTGTAGGCGTGTTCGAGACAATCCAGCAGCTCAAAACCAGCCAGGCGGGAGCCAACGATCAGGGTGACCAGAATGTCGCCGTAGGCGTCCTGCATCTCGCCTCTGAAATTTCGCTGCGTGGCGGACAGAAGCTCCGTCACTTCTTCCAGCGTTTTGATGCCCTGGGCCATCGGGGTGCTGTTCGGGATGATCTCACGGTCAATCGCCCAGCTGATCACGCCGCGCTCGAGGTCAATGTAACGTTCCATATTCTTCGCACTACCTTGTGGAATTTGCCATCACGCTTGTACTCGACAATCGTTGGCGGTGTCGAGCGCGACAGAACCTGCGCCAGTTCGGTCAGGTCGTCGATCTCGAACACGTCAGCGCCTGCCGAGCGAGCTAGTATAGCCACCGTCTCGACCGCTTTGCGTCCGGCGTATCCCTCATGCCGAACGGGCATGTACTCACGAACGGGGTCGTTTGTCAGCCCGGAGTAATAGCTGATGCGCAGCATCTCCAACCCACTGGTGCGCGAGATATGCTTGTCCCAGCGCCAGTCGGTGACGCGCATCTGAAACGGCGCGATGCGCATAATGTCGTCGTCGTGCAGTTTCGGCTTTGGCTTGGGCGGTGGCGGGAACTCGTACCCGCAGGCAGTGCATTTCATCACCGAGAGGTGAAGCAGTTCGTTGCACTCGGGGCATGCCTTCAGCGGCGCTTCGCCTTGACCAGCCTTGCCCGGCGGGCGCACGTCAGTGATCGGGCCGTGGGCTTTCACGGCACCAGCGAAGTCGAGTACGAGGCAGTCGGACTTGCCTTCAGCTAGGCGCATGCCGCGACCAACCATCTGCACGTACAGCCCCGGCGAGGCGGTGGGGCGCAGCAGTGCGATCAGGTCGATGCCGGGAACGTCGACGCCAGTGGTGAGACAATTCGCATTGGTGAGAGCGCGCAGGCGTCCTGCTCGGAAGTCGCTTAGTAATGACTCGCGGGTTGCCTTCGGCGTCTCGCCTGTGATCGTCTCAGCGCTGATACCGCGATTACGTAATCGATCGGCTACAGCATACGCATGCTCGACGCCTGAGCAGAACACCAACCAGGTGCGTCTGTCGCGGCCACGGTTGATGATCTCGTCGACCACCTCGACATTCTGGCCGTCGGTATTGATCCGCTCGGCCAGCTCTTTCTCGATGTAGTCACCGCCGCGCTTGTGTAGCCCGTCCAGCTCGTAACTGTAGTGGGTCATCTTGGATCGCAGCGGCGACAGATAGTTCGCCTGCACCAGATCCAGCACGCTGGTAGGCTCTATCAGAGCGGAAAATATCGCCGGTTCATCAGTGATCGAACCGTGGCCAAGACGGTAAGGCGTCGCTGTGAGACCTACAACGCGCAGGGCCGGATTGATCTCCTTCAGCTCCGCCAGGAGCTTTCTGTAGCTTCCAGTGTCGTGGTGGCTAACCAGGTGACACTCGTCAATCATGACGATATCGACGTGCCCGATCGTCTTGGCCTGGCGCCTCACCGACTGAATGCCAGCGAAGGTGATCTGGTCCAGATCCTTGCGCCCAACACTGGCCGAATAGATGCCGAGCGGCGCGTCCGGCCAGACGGCTAACAGCTTCTCGGAGTTCTGCTCGATCAGCTCCTTCTGGTGCGTCAGCATCAGCACGCGCGTCTCCGGCCAGGTGGTCAGCATGTCGTGGCAGAGGTGCGCGATGATGTGGCTCTTGCCAGACCCCGTTGGGAGGACCAAACACGGGTTGCCGGTTGGATTGCGCTCGAACCAGTCGTAGAGGCTGGTGATGGTGCGGTGTTGGTAGGGTCTTAGCATGGCGACCCCCACTGCGCAGCCATCGCTTCAGCAATTCCTTCGTACGTTCTGCTGCGCTCTTTCCATCTGTCTGGGCTTGGCGGCATTTTATGCACCCTTTGCTCTCGACCTTCTACTATGTTTGTTGGCGTCAGTTTTGGAAGGTTTTTGAGCCAAATGCACGTTGCCTTTGTTTCTCCGTGGCCAAACTGCCACGGCTGTATGATCTGATCGGGCTTTCTAATTCTGGTTGAGATGACGCTAACGGGATTTTCAAGAGCAATTCGTTTGATCGGCGCGTCTAATAAAAGCCGGACAAAATCAAGCGCTTCGGCTTGCTCCGACGCCTTGTCCTTAAACCATCTGGAGCCGCTTACCGCCAAGTGCGTACATGGCGGATGGGCAATCATCAGATCCCATCCGTTGTTCAGAATGTCGCGCACGTCGCCTTGATAATGCGCGCCAACGGATTCTGTCGGAAGAAAATCGCACGACATTGCTTCGTGTCCGGCTTCCCTAAAAGCGTCCCTGACTCGGCCGCTGTATTCGCATGCCACTAAAACTTTCACCCTACAACCCTCCCTCCCATATCCTCCCTAAACACCTGCCCCAACCCCGCCGCGCATGCGGGCGCGTTCGCTATCAGCTCGCTTGATGCGTAACCGTTCGGGCCATTCATCACCGGCACTCCGTCAATGACGTATAGCGCATCGAACTCGTCGTCGCTCTGTCGGAATTGCCACGGCACTAGGTCTGGGTGCAGTACGTGGCTGTCGCAGCCCTTGCGCTGGTGGCTGACTGGGATGTCGTCCTCCCAACGGTTGCAGTGCCACTGCTCCTGGACGGCGCTATGCGCGCAGGTGCGGCAGTTCACTTCCTTGGTGAGCTTGGTCGTGTGGCAGAATTCGTGCGCGTCGCAGAACCTGCACTGATACCAGCTGGGGTCGGTGCTGATGGGCGCAGGCATCGTCTCGGACGCAACAATGCGCAGGGCTTTATCACGCAGGGCTTCGGCAGCCGCTTTATCAAGCGACACGCGCTCGGTGTAGTAGCGGTCGTCGTCTTTGCATACAGCCACGTATAGCGCTCGGTCGATGCCGGTGCCAAGCATGTACAACTGCATCTGGGCGTAGTGCATCGGCTGCGCCTTCTGCACGCCCTCTTTTTCCAGCTTCGAGAAATTCTTGGCGTTGGTGGTTTTGAACTCAGCGATATGCCGCTTGCCCTCAGCCCCAGACACACCGCGCTCGATGATGCCGTCAACGGACCCGCCTACGTGCGGGCCGAAAGAGATGCGCTTCTGTGATGCGCCGGTGTGTCTTATATCAATACCGATATGTTCGAGATCACTCGCGATGATGCGTTCCTCACGATTCCCGCGCCGAAAGATCCTAAGCGTGCGACCCGAAAAGCTCGGCCGTACTGCCCAGCGGAACGACAGCCACAACCAGCGCTCGCAGGCGTGGCCGATCTGGCTGCAGCCCAAGTGTTCGCGGGGGGTGTTATCAGCAGAATCAACCATCACTTGGTCGATCATGCTTTCGATGGTATGTAGAGGCGGAAGGATTTTTGCCATCTCCAACGGGGCCGTTTCCAGCCCCGCCTCCTTGCTGTTTTAACGCTTCGCAGCCCACGGCGGCGACTTTTTGGCCGCTCCTTGCGCAACAGCCGCGACCGGCGGGGCGTTATCGCTCGGCTTGTACGCCTTGATTTCATTCTGCGCCGCGTACTGGTCATTCGCCGGACGGATGTCCAGCTTGATCATGAGCGACGCGCCCACCAGCTGGTCGGTGTCCTCAAGGCGCTGCAGCCCTACTGCGCGCAGGACCTCTCCCATCTGCTGGCGGCCGATTTCCTCGGCTTTAACCGACTTGTTGCGCACGTTCAGGTTGCCGAAGACCACTCGCCCTTCATGCGCCGGG